TATCGCCCTTAGAATCGTTTACTGACCAAAGATTAGTTTTTGCATTGGTATCGTACCATTGCATTACCGCATCAGTTCCAGTCAAAAATGCTTTATTAGGATTCGCCATACAATTAATATTAAAGGTGAAAGGAAAGTGTATTAATTAGGCATAATAAACCCCAAAACATACACTAAAATTAGATGCACTAATTGAAGCATAGGCAGTAGGAGTTTGAATATATGATTTACTCCAAATGATTTGTTGACCAGCAAATGGGGTTATATCAAAGCTAAATGCAGCAGTTGCAGCGTTTGAAACAACCCTGTTAAGTTCCAGCACAGGAATACGATTAACTGATTCTTTATCATTATAATAAAGTACCAAATAAGTTGTTTTTAAGTTTGCCAATGTAAGCAAAGCATTACCACTTAAAACACTATTTGTAATAGTATCAGCAGTATAGCAAACAAGATTAAGCAAAGATACAAAGCGAAGCTGCGGCTGATCAGGAAAATAGAAACGTGTTCCAGTAGATGATTGTGGAACTACCACTTCAATAAATTCGTAATTCTGAACTTTGTTCATTTTGTTTTATTTTAGAACATAAAAAATAGGGGTTCTATATTTAACGTGGCATCCCCCTTTCCAATACATATTTAATCCAATTATCTAACTGGAGTAACATTTTGAGCAAGAATACCACGCATAATAACAACAATACGTGGGGCAACTGATGCCTGAAGTGTTGATATTGCACCTGGAAGTTCCAAGCTAATCACGTTATTTTTAGATCCTACCAAAACTATGTTTGGTTCACAAGGATAGTAACCAAATTCAGTTGCATCATTTTGATCAATAACAGTAGCAGTTGCAGCAGCACCTTGTTGTGTTTGTGGAACATACAAATGCCTGTAAAGATCCCAAGAAGGAACAATTTGCCTGTTATTTACAACAACGGATAGTTTGCCATTATACAAATTATACAAAGCAGCAGCAGCACCAGCAGTTGTAAATGCCAATGCGTTAGGATAAGTATAAAGAGGAAATGCAGTAGTTGAAGAAGCAGCTGGAATACTTACGAAGACCCCAATACTGCTTATCACGAAACCATCCTGAAGATTAAGTAAATTATTCGTCGCGAAATTTGTACCAGCACCTACACTATTAACCAATATAGGAATTTGATAAGAAGTTGTTGAAGTAGACATCGCTACTTCAGAACGAATATAAGACTGGCTTAGTACCGCTTGACCAACTGAAAAACCAGCATTGTTTACGAGATTTTTGGCATTCTCAAAAACAAGCCTTGCACCGTGTTGTGTTGCCATTTTGTTTATTTTTTAAAATTTAATTAATATGAATATTCTTCATCCATTCCAGCAATTACTGAAAGATTATCTTCAGAATATCCTGAAATCACACTAAGATCATCACCAGCCATTACGGAAACAGGAATTGACATTGCGTTATCAATTTGTCCAAGTACACCAGTTGATTGAAGCAGTCCAAGACCACCAGCGGCAACCATACCACTACCAATAGATTGACCGATTGCACCTTTTACCAATTTAGGGAAAAATGCACCAATAGCAACAACGGCAGCAGATTTCAGTTTTGCATCAATGTTCGGCAAAATTTTACCCGAACTTGTCAAAACCCTTGCAATAGCAGCACCAGCAACAAGACCGGCTGCATCCATAATAAAACTTTTTCCGATTGCTCCCATTTTGCGAGATTTTCTCCTACGGCTGGGTGCAGACCTTTTTTTTCTACGTGCCATTTTTTTGTTTTTTTTTGTTTAGTGGGAGCAATCCCAAGATTTTTATAAATTTTTTAATTTTTCAAGTTTTTGTGCAAGATCAAAAATATTATATGACTGAAATACTACTCCGCCGCCATATTGCTTATTACTAAATTTACGACCACCCATTTTTTTAGCTTTTTTCAAAGCATATTCATATTTTTCATTAAATGGTAATAATCTTTCCTGATCATTTAATAATTGTAAAAAATGTATTACATAACGTGGGTTGCCGTTTGTATCATTTGATATTCTTGTAAAATCAGATGCTTCTATTTCGCCAATATTATGCAATCCAAGTAAAACACCTTTATCAGACCTATTTGCACGACTTTCATAATATGTTGTTCCCCAAGCCGTTTTTCTTTTGCCTGGTTTTTTTGCTTGAAATAAAATATCTCTATTTTTATCAGTATTTCCGCTTTGCTTAACTTCAGATTTTTTCTTTGTTAATTTTTTAGATTTTACTGGATTTAATTTTAAAACTGATTTTTTGGGTTCAGCAATTTTAATAGGCATTTGCTTTATTGTCTTTTTTCTACCAGCATTAAAATCTTTAACTTCCTGATGCAAATTGCTAACAAATTTATTAAGTTTTGTTTTTAATGATGGTGCATAATCTTTTTTATCATATTTGCTATATTTAGTCAAATAGTTATAAAACGCTTCTGCCTTGTCTTTTGCAGTTCCTTTTCCATTTACTTTAACAATAGTATTTCCGCTTTCATTATCCTCAATTATGCTCGTAACATCACCATAAATATCGTACTGATGATATACTTTAAATCCAATATCCATTATACCACCTTTAAAACTATTTGGCAAAGCACCAACCTTTTTATGACCAGCAACTTTTTTTGATGCAGCTTTCTTTTTGGGTGCAGCTTTCTTTTTTACAGGACTTACCTTTCTACCATAAACAAAAGCAAATGCTTCTTTTAAAGTTGCACCAGTTTTTTTCCTGTATGCAATCGCTTTTTTAAATTTTTCCTTTGCTATTTTTTGTGCCTGTGTCATTGTAGTTGTTTTAATTTAGCTTGATACCTTAAATAATTAACTATTAATGCAGTAATTGATAACAATAAAGCAATTTTTTCGTAATTCAATTCTTCTTTTTTTAAATTATTTTTCACAAAATTACTTTTTTAATGTTTTTTCACACCATTTAAGCATTTCATCCCCTCCCCATAATTGATAACTTATATATCCACATTTATCTATTTCCCCAACATATACTTTTGCCCTCTTTAAAAATGAATATATTTTTTTTACAAAATTTTCATTTAAACTTTCCCGATTCATCAACTTTAAAGCCGTTTTAACTCCAGTTGCATTTTTGCAACTTCCTTTCATAAGATTTAAAACATATCCTTGACTTGCGTTTTTTGATGCCTTTACTGGATATTTGTTATACATATTAAAGGTGAAGGAAAAGTGATTATTTTTTGCGACTAATTAAATAAATGATAACCGCACCACCTATAACAATGGGCAAATAATTCATTTTTTTAGATCCATCAGCATTAAAATTATCAGTTTGGTTTACAATTCTATCAACTTCATCCTGTGAAGCCTGTTCCATCCTTGAATCAGATTGTAATTTCTTTTCCACAACATTTTTAACTTGTTTTGCCAATACTCTTTTACCAATTTCGCTAACTTCCTTAACATCAATACCTAATTTTGACAAAAATTCAGCTAATTTAATTAGAATAGGGGCAGCAGTAGCGGAAGCAGCAGCAGCAGTAGTAGCAACAACACCAATTTGCCCTTCTGAATTAAATTGAACTTCGTGTCCAGCAATACGTTTCTTTTTTGCCCCCTGTTCCACTTTTCTTAAAAGTTCGTTTGGGTTTCCACCTAAATTTTTCCACCAGTTTTGGGTTTCATCTGCCCTATTATCAAATGCAGTTTTTAATTTAGTTGCTAATCCCATAAAATTAAGACCTACCAACAAAAGAAAGGATCCCCTTGCTGGTGCTAATGCTATTTTAAGTACTATTTTCTTTTTTTCTTTTGGTACTGGGGCAACTGCCTTCGCAGCAGCTTTCTTTTTTGTTTGACCAATACCTGAAACGGAATATAATGGCATACTGGGAATTTTATCTATTTTATGGTAATATGTTTTTCTTTCGTTAAATGTTGATAGCACAGGATCAATAAAATATTCATTTCCTTCATTATCCTGAATTACTGCAAAAACGTGGTGTGGAATTTCATCAAGCAGTTTATAACTGGCAAAACGATAATAAATTTTATTATCAATTAATCCTTTTCGTTTTAAACTATCCAATACACCCATTATAAATAGTGCATAATTTTTGCAGTCATTTTTACCTAAAGATAAAATTGCACTTGGCGACATTATCCTTTGCGACTTGTCAGATTCAATTTTATACTGGACATTCTTTTTAAGAAATTCAAACAATTTCTTTGCAGTTTGAATGCCATCACCTGAATAAAAATCTTGACAAATTTTATCATATTCACCAGCATACATTTTATGAGCAGACAACATAGCAGAAATAATATCAGGTACTTGTTGATCCCTAACAATCATTTTAGAGTTTCCCCCAAAACTTTTCAACCTACCCAAAAGTATATTTTTCTGCATTATATTAAATTCGCTTGATAATTAAATGGAACAACTAAACCATCAAAATTACCAGTACCCTTTATAGTATAATTTAACCCTTTTTTTAACCATCCCTTTGTACTTACCAGCTGAAGTATGCCAATAGTAGGGGAAGCCTGTATTTTCAATTCTGATTCTGAACGTGCAGCAATTTTTTGTTCGGCAAAACTTGAAAAATCAGCAATTAATTTATCCCCTAAATATACTTCACCAGTAATTGCAGATATTTTTGCAGTTTGTCCAGTCGGATTCTGAACACCAAAAACAAGCTGAAATTTTTTATTAGCAAAACCGAGTTTTTTAAACATCAATTTTGTTTTAGCAGCCAGTTGACTTTTGCCTAAAAAATAATACCCAGTTAATGCCGCTAAACCGATTAAAATAAAATTTCTCATTTTCAAAATTTTCTAATAATAACACAAAAATAGTAAATATTATTCAAAAAAACAAATTTAGGTCAAAGTAGGTCAGAAACAAGGTCAGTTTGTAGGTACACAAGGTCAACCCTATAAGGGTTGACCTGTGTCCTACCCATGTTTCCTGATCCAAATTGACCATTCCAAAAACTGACCTAAACTGACCAACATTCATCAAAATCACTTTTCCTTCACCTTTGACAAATAAAAAAGGGGCAAATTGCCCCTTTTACGTTTGTATGTAGTGTTAAACTTTGTCAGGATGCCCCTGAGAGGTATTCTCTGCCCTCAAATTCCTTCGTTCTCTTGCAATATAGGTTCACGTACCACCCACCACTTTTTAGGGCAAATTTGAGCATATTTTGGATGTTGTTAATATTCCGATATTTTCGGGGAGCAATTCCAGTTTCGGGTTTAAAAAAAATAATAGCAGTAAAAAGTTTCATTTGTTAGAAATTTTCTATTTTTGCAATGAAGGGAAAGTGGTTTTTCGTTTGGAAGATCATTTGTCAATTAGGGTAGGAATTAAAAATCCTATCCTATTTTTGTTTATACAATTCACCATACTTTATAATTGATCCATCCAACAACCAGTCTTTTAATACTTTTTTACAAGTTGTTGATCCTTTGCCTGTAAATTCCTCAAGGTCAGATAATATTTCAGAATATTTACGAGGTTCAAACAATATTCTATTAATTAGACTTGTTTTTTCCATCCCAAAAATATATGTGCCTGTATTTTCCTTTGTATTATGTGCCTGTGTCCATCCTGATCCTGAATAATAAATAGATATTGGGTTAAATTCATCACTTGACCTTAAAAAAGTAGCTGATAGATCAATAGTTTTGTTTTCCTTGTTCTTTTCAATTTTTAAAACGGATTGTGCTTTTCTATCTAAATAGGATCCAATATGACCAATACTATTTTGGTCTTTTTTACCTAAATGCAAAACACAAAGGATTAATAAATTGTGAATTTTAGTTATTTTTTTTAACCATTGAATTAGGTAAAAACTTTGCTCTACTGAATTAAAATCAGAAATTAGATCCAATATACCATCCAATACTAAAATTGAGCAATCGGGATTCTCTTGCAAATAAAGTTCAATCATTTGCTGGATCTCATTCGGACTATCTTCCCGAAATAAAAAACTATCAAAATTGTGGGGCAAATGATCAGTAATTATTTGTGTCCTAATTCTATCCAATACCCTGTAATAATCAAAATCGGAGCTTTCCGTATCTACATAACAAATTCGCTTCCTGTTTTGCGGAAAGTTTAATTTCATCCCAAATATATCCCAAGTTGTAAATGCGGATGCTATTGCACTTGTTATAAATGTACTTTTACCAGCCTTTGGCAATCCCTGAAAACAAACAAAACTTTGCAAACAACCTATATTTTTACCACCAATAGTTAAAACAATATTTTCATCAGGTGGGGTGTAGTCTTGTTTAAATTTTCGGGATAACAATTTTTCATGCAGATCATTTGTCATTGGTTTGCACGTTTTTAAATTATTATACTACTTTCCTTTTCACTTTTAGTTTCAATATATGCACAAAATTCATCTGCAATATTATAAGATTCTTTTATTAAGTATGTTATATCCATTGGGGAAAGATCCTCAATTTTGTTTTTTCTTAATTGTGCAGATAGAATGTTTAGTGCAGTTATTTCAAGTTTTGACATTCCCGCCATCAGGATCACTTGACCGAATTTGTCTTGCATTGGGTGAACTGGCATTGCTGGTAGATCTTTGTTTCTTTGCGACATTTTTATTTTTATTTAAGGTTAAACAATAGGGGCAAAGCGGTTGCCCAACCTTGCCCCTGTCTATTGTTAATGTAAAATATTTCCGACAATTAACGCACTTCATTTTCTCTTTGTGTGTTGCGTTCTTTTATATTGGCTTCATATCTTACAAAATCTTCCATTGCGTATTTCATAGAATATTTACGCAAAAAATAAATTTTTGATAATCCTTCGCTGGGGTATTCAGTTGTTGACATTAAAATAAAGGGTTCGTTTGAGGTAATAAACACCTCAAAATAATAAATAAAGCCGTTCATTTTTACTGGTTTCATTGTTCGTTTTTATTTTTAATATCATTAACAAGTTGATCAACTAATTCTGTAATGTTTTCAGGGTTATTTTCAAATTCCTGTTTTAATTCTATAATAATTTTACTTAATGTGTCTAAATTAATGGATTTAGTTTGTCTTTTTTTTCTTGCATAGTGATATCTTAAATCCTTTATAACTTCATTATACATTTCAAAATTGATAACTTGTCCGCATTCATTGCATTTTTTCATTGTTTTATTTTTAAAAATTTAGTTTAAGTTCCTGTATTTGTTGTTCGTATAGATCAATACTTTCCTGTATTAACATCCGCATTTCATTAACCAATGATATATCAGTATCAATTTGTATTAATTCATACCTATTTTGCCCAATATCAAAACTAATTTTTATATTTTGATATTCACCCTGATATATTTTTAAGGTGTTAATTTTGTGCTGGATATGATCTATTTCCAAAAATGTTTCTCGCAAGTTGTTAAATAGTTCCATAAAATTTAATTGTGCTGCATTTCAGCATATCTACCAAAATGATAACCTATTTGAAATAATGTTAATTCAGAAGGGTAAAAAATTTCTATTTTGCCCCCTTCCAGTTCAGTAAATGGGATCCTGTGATTGCTCAGGAAAGTAATCAGGCCATACAGGTAATTGTGAACGATTATAGACTTTTCTTTTTTTTCTAACATTGCTAAAAAATTTAATGATTGATAAAAATTGAAGTAAGATTAATAAACCAATGGCAATGGGGATGCCTATTAATATCAAGTATAACACCGATATTACCCAAGCAAAAACCCGAATCATAAATTATCAGCAAAACATAAGAGAATAGCACCAAGAACGATCAGGATGATCTGAATAGCAGTTTTTTTCATTTTTTTCGTTTTTAAAGTTAAAAATCATTTGTTAGGACAAATCTATTAAAAAATTATCCATATTACCAAATAATGTGCATAAAAAAAGGGAAAATAAAAATTTTCCCCTGTAAAAAACACCTCAAAACTATAACCAAACCTATTTTAAGAACAATTCCTGTTCTAATTTCCGCCTATTTGTTAATCCTTTAACCTCTTTCCCTTGCACCTTATTCCACCTTAAAAACTGATCTGCGACCAATTTTTTATCCGCACCTGAATTTAACAACCTTAACAATGTGCTGGAAGCAAATGCACCAGTACCAATATTATAAGCAAGGCTTACCAATGCAGCTTTCATATTTTCGTTTATTGGAACCTTAATTAATGCCTTTATTTTCTTTTCACGTTCAGCAACATCAATTTTTAACCATCTTTCAGCAGTTGCCAAATCAATTTTATCACCTTGCTTTATTGCCTGTCCTGTATCTTTATTGATTGTATTACCGAATCCAATAGTATAAATGCCACCAGTATCAGGATAACTGGTTAATTTTAAACCCTCAAATTGCTTTATTAAATTTATTGCACTCACTTTTTTTCCTATTAACAGGATCAGTAATATTGCTATACTTATATATATGTATCTCTTATTGAACATCACTATCTTTTGCCAGTAGTCCTGTAATGGCAGCAGCAAGACCAGCAATAATTGTTACCCAGTTATTTTGTTGGATGCCATCTAAAATTAATGATCCACCAGCAATAGAACCAAACAATGAAGTTTTAATATTTTTTAATATTCTTTTCATATTACTTTTTTTTAAGTTGTTTAAGACCTACCAAAATTGAAATAGTACAAGATATTGTACTTGCAGCAAGAAAAATAACATTTGCCCATTCAGATAAGTTTTGAATCCCTAACAGGGAAAACAAAATTGTACTAAATGTTGCAATATGTGTAGGATCAGTTGTTGACTGCATCGTTTTGTTCATCTTTTAATTTTTCTGCAATCTTATTAAATGCCTGTATAGCAGTAAAAGATTCATCTATTTTAGAAAATACCCCTTTACTGGTCGCAAGATCTAAAATTGCCTTAATGATTTCCAATGCTTGTTTTTCGTTCATTTGTCAAAATTTATATTGTTATTAATTAGATCAAAGTTAATCCAAGTTGATCAGCTATCCATACATAAGCATCTTCGTTAATATCAGTAGCAGTATTCCAGTCAATATAAGATTGCCCAGCAATAGATAAATTTCCTTCAGATAGTTTAATTCCATCAGCTTCAGAACTAAATATTGCCCAGTAAAATGTAGCAGAATCCTGCAAATTGTCATTAATTATATAGGCATTAATCCAATTTCCTGTTTGCTCTTGTCCGCTAACCCAAATTTGAATTGATTGTATTTGTTTCATTTTTTATATTTTATGGATTTTCTAATTTAATTTTATATGTAGTGCCATCTAAATTTATAATAAGATGTTGACCTGAATTACCACCAGAAGTTGCTGATGATTGACCATCAATTCGCAAAGATCCGTTTAAATAAAACCTGTTTCCAGTATCAGTTGTAGATCCTAAACTTAAATTATTTGTATTAAATAACGTCATTGCTTGGGTAAAGGAGATTGCGTTACCTGCCGTTCCTGAAGGAGCGGTGTACCAAGCGTGATTACCTAATTGTCCTGCATTTGTTTCATATTTTGTTGCAGGTACACTACTATTTTTATATAACCAACCAAAAGCGGTAAAATATGCATTTGAAGATAAACCAACATTATTTGTAAAAGAAAATAAACTTGTTCCTGCTCCAACTTCAATAGCATTCATACTTGTAGACCACGCACTCGGCACTACTCCGAGACCAAGGATGCCAGAGGTATCGAGACGCATTTTTTCACTACCTGAAACACTAAATATATTATTAGTTGTTCCGTTAAATGATGCAGCCGTTACAGATGTAGTAATTGTTGCTGCTCCTGCATCACTAAGTGTCATTAATGTTGTTCCACCCCCAGTTTTTATTGCAAAACTACCTATTGTGTTAGTTGATTGTTTGCCAACAACAAAATCAGATCCAGGCGAAGAACCTAAAAATAATCCAGCAAATGTAGTATTGCTGCCTGTTGCAGCTGAATCTCTTAAGGTTAAAATTGCAC